TTCATATTCACCGTCTTCAGCAAGAAAAGGATTGTCCTGTAATCTTGCTGGTATAAACTTTCTTGTTAGACCATCTTTACCCTGAAAGGTTTTATTTTCAGGAGATGGTTCTATATATCTCTTTTTAACCCAGTGTGCACCAACACCACCCGGGTTAGCAGTGCATCTTAAATAAGTTGGTAGTTCAGGATTCGTAGTTCTTAAACGTGAAGCTAGATAGTTCCAACCGAATTCAGTTGGTAAGTGTGTAATCTCATCAAAGCCAATCCAACTATATGCTTGTCCTTGATAACGATACACATCTGCATCACGTTCTAAGAATCCAAACTCAATCTTAGCACCACTTGGAAACTGCCAAAGTTTTTCAACTTCTTTAAACTTAGCACCTTTAAATGCTTTAGGGTACAGTTCCCGAGATTTATCAATAATCTCTCTTAGTTCCGGCATTGACCTTCTTAATATCAAAGCTCTATGCTCTGCGAAGTGACAATACCTCAGTGGGTCTATAAGCATTGCAAAGCTTTTTCCACCACCGGCTGCTCCACCGTATAATACATCTTTTTCAGAAGCAGCTAAAAAATCTGTCTGAGGTCCTTCATTAGGCATGAAAGCCACATGAGAACCTGTTTCATCTAAATGTTTTTGTATTTGGTCAGGTAACGTTTTAGTTTCTGACTCTGTTAAAACATTAGATGTTAAAACTTTTTCTTCGTTGTCAAGCTCTTTCTTGACTCTAGCTAAACTTCGTGTTAGCTTTTTAACTTTCTGATTCTTCTTATCTAATTTCTTTTTAGCCTG